TATGGTTTGCCCGCCATATCTGAATTCTCCTTCCCCCACGTCTCACCGAACTTCTCGTAGCCGACGACCTGTGCGTAGACGTCGCCGTCGAGGAGCGGTCCTTCGTTGAACACCCGGGACCGGAGTTCCCCGGTATCCACCGGACATCGGCGAGTTGACTCGGACTCGATCCTGCCGCCGAACTTCCGCATGCCATCAGCTACGGCTGCCGTCATCTTCTCTGCGTAGATTTGCAGGTTCGCGATCAGGAGATCGGTTCCTTCAATGTGCGGAGTATGCCCCATAGTCAGCTCTTCGAGTAGATCGTCTCGATCCCGCTCCGCTCTTCCCCGGTTTCCGGATCGGTCTCCGATATGATGTCCGCTATCGGGATCCTCCGGACCTCTTCGTCGCCCCGGAACAGGACGTATTCGTTGTTCTCTATCAGTATCCTGTCAGCGTCAATATCCTCGACGCCATCAATCGTTGTAATTCGCATAATCTGTTTCGTAGTCATAGTGCCTCCACCGGGTCAAACGCCACGCGCAGGAACGGATGTCGTTCTGCGATCTGGCAGTTCAGCCCGTAGGTGTCTGCGTGCTGTGCGTACCCGATCCAGGATGCTATCGACGCTCGAGGATCGCGATCAAATGTGCCGGCCTCCATCCGTTTGATGTTGCGGTAGATCCGGTGGACGTTCCGCGATCTCACTCGTCGGTGATCCCGGTATACAATGTACCCGAGGTAATCGATCCCACAATCGATCGGAGTCAAGACCTGTTTTTTCTGGTGTAACCGGAGTTTTAATGTCCGATCGAGAAACTCACCGATCGCGTCACGCCAGGACCAGAGTTGTTGCGGGTCAGTGTGGACGAGTGCGACGTCGTCCATATATCGAATGTAATGCTTGATCCGGAGGTCGTGTTTTGCAAACATATCGAGCTCGTGTAAGTAGATGTTCGCAAACACCTGTGATGTCAGGTTGCCAAGCGGGATGCCAACATCCGATTCATCCTCGTAACTCTTGACGATCTGCCGGATCAGGCGCATGAATCGGCGGTCGCGGATCCGTTTTGCGACCAACCCGATCAGGATCTCGTGGTCAATGCTCGCAAAATAGGATTTCACATCCAATTGCAGGACGTACCCCGATCCAGTCGGATACCTGCGCATGAACTGTTGCATCCTATCGGCCGCTGCGTGCGTTCCTTTCCCGGCCCGGCAGGCGAACGAACCAAACGGGAACGTCGGATCCCAGATCCGGATTAAGAGTGTCGACACTGCGTGGTGGACAACCCGGTCCCGGAACGGCGGTGCGTTGATCAACCGGCGTTTTGGATCCTCAACGAAGAACCTGGAGTACTGACCGGGTTGCCATTGGTCAGCGGCCAACTCCTCGCGGAGCGAGAGCAGGTTCTGTTCGAGGTCTCGTTCGAACTCTGTAACATAATCCTTATCCCTTTTCCCTCGCTTGCAAAGTAAGTATGCTCGATGGAGAGCAGGGAACGTACAAATCTGAGGATAGAGGTCCGTATAAGTCTTCATACGATCAGTGTGGACGGGGAGGGTTCGGATCTGCATCCTACCACCTCCCCGGAGCCTTTTTTGTATTCCGCTCGTCGAGCGCCGAGGTTTATTCCGGGTGATGTACTGTCGATCTGATAGATTAAACGCAACCGTAGTCACGTACACCATCCCTGGACGGTATTCCGCGGAAGCCCCTGTTGTTGTTCGTGTTCGAGGGCGCATTGTTCACGTTCAGATAGAACAAGCCTGCATTCGCAGCGTTGTTCCAATTCCCGCCACGGTTCGCCGCACGTTTTTTTACAAAAACGGCTTCCTCACCCGGCCCCGGGGTGTCGGAAGGCCTAACGGGCCTTCTTCATCCACCCACCGTTCATTCTCCCGATCTCAACAATTCGTTCTGAGATCAATCCATACTGCCCGGTACTGACGTACCCGAGATCCCGGGACATCCTGACGAGGACCTGGAGACGATCGATCGTCTGATCGAGATCCTTGTGGACTGCGACACGCTTCGTGTCGTTCGCCAGCATGACTGTTTCCAGTACATCGAGTGCGGTTCTTCGGATCTCACTCCCAAGTCCATTGGTCTGTTGTGGACGAGGGAACCGCATCGTAGTCTCCATCAGATCTTTCGTCAGGTCGTAGGACTTCTGCCAGATTTTCAGATTCTCGTGTCGTCGTACCACGCAGATCACCAGATTTCCAGATCAACAGACTCCGCGGAAGCCCCTGTTGCTGCGCGTGTCCGAGGGCGCATAGTTCACGTTCAGATAGAACAAGCCTGCACTCGCAGCGTAGCTCCAAACCCCGCCACGGCTCGCCGCACGTAGACCGGTTGCCTGATAGTAGTAATCGTTGCCGAATTCTGCCTTGGCAGTCCCTACGGTTTTCGGAGCAAAGATCTCCGCTGCGAGCGAGTGCTTGCCGTCGAGTGCTGGATCGTACAGCTCCGTCACGTACCCGGTCGATGTCGGTAAAACGTGTCCCTCCCCTGGATATCCTGGGTTAATAGTATGATTAGCTGTGGATCCGATCAGGAGATCGCACCACTCCCAGACGTTTCCATTCAGGTCGTAGATTCCGCTTTCCTTCCCGTTCAGGCTCCATGATACCGGACCGGTGCCGGTGAGACATCGGGCGATAGCGTTTCCACTGTGTCCGGGTCGGACGGGGTCCGGGAGTCCTTCGTTGATCGCAAGTCGGGCGTCGCCGTGATCTTTACCCCAATTGTTGTTGCCCTTCGGGTATCCGAGACCGTACTGGTACCGGTACTTCATCGCCCACGCGGCGACGCTGAACCACTCATATCCCCCGGGTAGGAAATGGCGGACGATCTCGTAGGTGTCGTCCCCGGTGATGTTTGCCGGGAGGGCGGGATAGAGTTCAAGGAGTTTCGCAGCGTTTCCGTCCGAATCAGCGTCACCACCAGCACGGACTACGCGCCGGATGTACGTCACGCCGTCTTGTTCGACCCGGACCCGACGGCCGATCAAGTGCGAGATGTTCTCCACGTAGAACTTTGTCTTACTGGTCGCGGCTGTGCAGGTGCCTGTTGCCTTGTTCGCGTCTCCTTCCCGGTTCTCGATCGCCTTCATGGCGTTGGACCAGTTGATATCAGTCCACACGACGACGCCGGGCATGCTTGCAGCGCCGTTCAGTCCAGGACTGTTTGCACTGACGCTACCTCGGGAGACGTTCGAGGCGTCGTGCATGCACGCCTGATACTTGTCCATCCAGAACCCGCCGCAGGAGATCCCGTTGAGATTCTCCTGCGTGAATCCGGCGGACTCGAACTTCGGGACCCAGACCTGGTGGATCTCCAGATCGTTGTCCGCGGCGTCCTTGATCCGGAGGATACGGTTCCGCATGCTCGGGACGACCGGGTGCGCCGGAACGTTTGATTCTGCACCCCACCCGGTCAGACTCCGGACAAGGATGTCGCCCTGAGATGCAGGGATGTCGGCGAAATCAATTTCGTATTTCGCTCCCGTGCCCCACATCGGCCGGAAGTCGATCTGGTCGGTGCCGGTAGCAAAGCCGACCGGCCGGATCTTCTGCGTTCCTGTTGGGACGTTCTGGGTTAGGCCGCCGGCAGTTCCCGGTGATATGTATACGAGACCGCCGACCGTCCAGTTCCAGCCGGTCTTTTCAACGATACCCTGTGCGAGGACGTTACCGACCTTATCTGCAACGGTTGCTGCATCCAGGCAGATAAAGAGTTTTCCTGCTACTGTTGCAGCAGCGTTCGCTCGTGCCCGGTAGAGTTTGCCGTCGGATTTCTGGTAGAAGACCAGACCGAACGCGGTTGCGACCGTCTCCCCGAACGTCTGCGCGAGGATCGAGGAGGTCTTATAGATTTCTCCTGCTGCTCTGTTAGCCATTCAAATTTCTCCTTTTATGTTCATACGTCGATACCGGTGTGGTGGAACACGCCACCTCCACCGTAGATCCGAGATACCTGGAGCGGAATGCGCTCCACACCGTCTGGGAGTATGACCAGGTCGGCATCGCCGACCTCGACCTCGACAGTGATGTGTGCATACGATGATCTCTCGATCCCGGTCGATGACAGGATCCTGCGCGGCTTGTACGAGATCCGGGCCGGATAGGTAGCGGCTGCCGCGTACTCCGGATCGCCGGTGTAGGTGGTGCCGGTCCGCGCCTTGATCTGCACCTCCTGGTTCAGAAGGCCCGCGAGGCTCATCCGAACCCCCCCAGGAGCTTCAGGACTACTGCGACTATGCCGCCCGCAACGGCCCCGGATCCCCCTCC